TTTTCTTTTGATGTTTTACAGTCTGTGCCTAAATATTTTCTGTAAGTAAATCTTAAAGCCTGTTGTTCGTTTGTACTACCATCACTATAATTATAATCAGTATCACGTCTTTCTGTGCTTATTTCCATTTCACCACATCTTACACCATAGTCATTAAGATATTCGTTTCTAGGATATGCAGGTTCTACAAACAACGCTAGTATTGTAAGAGCTAAGATAAGTAATCCTGTAAAATAATAATTCATCCTGAGAACCTCCATACATTACCTGTTTAAATCCTTAATATCATAGTCGTGTTCTCTGACTTGATCTGCTAACTGTCTGTATAAATTTTCTGCCATCTGCCAAGTAGACTCTGCAGAAGTTAGTCTTGTGTTTTGATCTGTAATTTTTTCTTCAGCAACTTTTAAATCTCTTTTAAGATCTACAATTTCTTGTTGGTTAGTGTTGATAGTATCTGTTAAATTAACAATATACCTAACACCAGTAAACGTTCCAACTAATACAGATGCAACTACTGGCACTAATACAAAATTCTTTTTTAATAAATCTGCTAAATTCATTATGTTAAATAGTTAATAATTTTTTTCCACCAAGTCATAGGATGAATACAAGTTGCGCATCCACATCCACCTTCTTCAGGTAGTCCTGGACACTTGTCACCACAATGGCAGTCGTGTTCACATTCAATACAAATCATTTTTTCTCCTCTATATCGTAAAACATTTTATCAGAATCTTCTGTTATCCAATCAGATCCTTCACAATCCCAATAAGTATTTTGCACCTTGTAGTCGGGCCAATCATTATCTGTGGTATAACTGTTCACATGCCAAATGATTCTATTATTTGGCTGCGCTGCATAATTACCGTTTTTTAACGCTAATATGTGTGCACACTTGTGCTCTTGCGGAATTTCAGAGTGTTCCGTATTAAGTATATTAGTCTCTGGATGAGCCCAGTCAATAGTAAATAAATATTGACCTGGATAAAATTTTTTATCTTTACCTAAAAATTTACCATCTATACCAGCCAACCAATCAAAACAATGGATACTAGGATAATAACTAAAGCAGTTCCACAGTTCGAGTTGATCCACTCGCATATCAGGCACGTTTTTTCTTTCAAATTCTTTTTGAAAGAATGCTGAAATAGGTAGTCGATAAAAGACTGCACCATTTGGTAACATGCAATGAAATAAGATTGCACGACCTGAAATAGAGCTAAGACCAAAGATAACGCAGTCACTAGCTTCTCCTTTATGTTTTTTAAGATCATAGAGATACTCCCTTCTTATTTTACAATAAATTGGTGGTATATTAGCATTTAAGTAAGCCATAGTACATTATTTTATTTCACCCCAGTTAGGACCTGATTCGTAGTCGACTTTGTTTGGAACTTCTAAATCTACAGCGTGTTCCATTATATCTTTTATTTTATCAGCTTGCTGTTGTGATTCAATAGAAAAATCTAACTCATCATGAACTTGTATGTGAGCCAAGATTCCTTCTTTGTGAAGCTTGACCATAGCTTGTTTAGTCATATCAGCTGCACTACCTTGAATAAGTTTATTTAAAGCTTTGTATGTAAATGCTCTACGTGCTGAATTTTTATGCCAATAGTTTTTTTTCTTTTGTCTCTTATCATCTAAAATAAATTCACCATCATCATCTTTTAACCATTCACCCATGTTTTGTAATTGCAACATTCTTTCTTCATCTTCTGCAGGCACATATTTACCCCAATCAGATCCAGATAATATAGGTTCATATTTAGGAAAACGACAACGTCTTTCTAATAAAGTTTTTACCTGACCTTTATTTTCTGCAGCTCTCATAGTTTTATTCATTAACTGTTTAACGAATGGAACTTTGTTGTGATACTTTTGAAATAATTCTTCAGCTTTGTCTTTTGATACGCCAAGTTCTGCTTGAAGTTTTGCTTTACCCATACCATAAAACAATCCAAGATTAATTGTCTTAGCTTCTGATCTTGGAATCTCTGCCATCTCTGCAACTATTTTGTGAAAGTCTGTTGATGGATCTGAGTCATAAGAATCTGCAATAGTATTTACAGAAGGTAATTCAAATCTTAAAGCATAGTGTGCAACTAGTCTTGGTTCCTGTTGCGAGTAATCAAAACATCCCCACTTGCAATTATCTTCAGGTATAAACAAAGATCTAATCATGGGGCCTGTTACTGGATCCCTGGCAGGTATCTGCTGTAGGTTAGGATTAGAATAACTAAATCTTCCAGTCACCGTCCCACCATCATCCGATCTAATTTGATTTATATCTGCATGAATTCTATCACAATGTTCATGACTAATAATGGTATCAATAAACGTTGTTCTTACCTTGTTTATTTTTCTAGCTTCTGCTATCATCTGTACTACAGGATGTTTATGGTTTGTAATAAAATTTTTAGTGAAAGAAGGTGCTTTTGTTTTTGCAGTTAGGTCATAAGATAAGTTCAAGTTGTCAAAAACTTTGGCAATACTTGCTGCTGCCCATAGTTGAACTTCTTGGTTACTTTCTTTTTTTATTTTGTGGATTAACATTTCTTCTTGTATCGCTAGCTCTCGCTTCAATTTATGAGCTCTTTCAACGTCCACTTTCACCCCAAGAAATCGCATATCAACCAGACAAGGAAACAACTCAGTCTCAAGATTAAAAATATTTTGAAGATCTTGTTCTTGAATTATTTTTTTAAACAACTGCCATAGTTCTAAAGTTAATTGAGCATCTTGTTCTGCGTATGCTCCAACTTCCATAGCTGGTAGTCTCCACATATCTGCTTTAGGATCTAATCCTCTTGACTTTGCAGCTTCAATTAATCTTGCTTCGTTTTTACCTTTTTTTAAGAAGGCCCAGGACAAAGTATTTAGTGTGTAAGAAAATCTATTTTCATCTATAAGACTAGCTGCAATCATAGTATCTAGCACTAAACCATTGATTTTTATACCTAATTTACGTATCCAACATACGTCGTACATTGCATTATGAAATATTTTTTTACAAGGTAAAGCACAAACATCAGTGAACCAATCCAAAACTTTCTTTCTGTCCATATTGGGTCCTTCTTCGTGAGCTATTGGAAAATAACCTTTCCATCCTTCAACAGCTACGGCTATACCCACAATCTCACCCATACCAATAATAGATCCTGATCCTAGTTTCTTTAAGTTTGGATCACGTGTTTCTAAATCGATTGCTATCTCATCATGTTTAGATAAGTCTGGAAATTGTTTTGGAGCTATCCATTCTGTTTGTGGTAGTATCATTTTTGAACCTTATGTATGTTGATTAATTTTTCTATGTTGTCAAATGGCACCATAGTTATTTTGTCTTGTCTCCCCGCTCGTTGATAAACTTTATATATACCCCTACCTTTTTGCACACCATTCTCTTTTACTTTTTTAACAACGTGATCATAAAGTTCTTCTCTATTTACAACTAACCAGTAATCATTTCTTTCAAAAACAATGTAGTCAGCTTTACCTTTTATCCATCCAGGTTTACCCCAAACGTTTGTTCCTTCAATCCAAGCTATTTCATCTTGTGAATTAGCATCAGCTCTATTTACTTTTTTCTTTCCTTTAACATCAAATTTTAAAACTTCACCTTTGAATAAACCTTTTACATCCCAATGTTCAAACATATCTTGTTCATCATTTGCCCATTCAACTTCTTTTAAATTTTTTGCAAAATTTTTTTCAACTATTTTTGCTTGTTCTCTAAACCAGTTCATTTATAATCTCTTTCAATTATCATTTCTATAAAATGTATTGCTTTCAATAAATCTTCTTTACCATTTTTATCTTGATGTCTTATGATGTATTTAATAGCACATCCTTCTGGATATAGCAATTTATTCTCTACTACAAACTTACTAGGTTGAATTTTATACTTTTGATAGTGACTCCCGCCGTGTTGCTTGTTCCATACTTTGCTCATAGTTTATATCCCTTCCTTTCCATTTTTGCTTTTAGTTTATATAAATTATTTTTTGCACGTGTGACAGCTACGTACCAAACTCTATGTTCCTCATCTTCTTTGTCTTGACTTTTCTTTATGGCTTTTAATATTTTATCTCCTAAATCTAAAGATAAAATAACGTTGTCTTGTTCACCACCTTTGATTGCGTGGATAGTTGATGTCCAAACTCGCGCAGGCTTATCTAAATCTTCTCCTGCTTCTATCAAACCTAAAAGATAATCTTTGTCTTCTTGTTCTACGTTTTGAAAAGCTTCGTACCAATCTTTTTTTAAATTAAATTCTTCTGTGCCTGTGTACTCTTTAATATCTTTTAAATCTTTTTCTTCTAATTTAATGTTTTTTTGTAGTAGTTCGTAATTCTTAATAGATTTATATGCCCGAACCCTGACGCTTTTACCTCGATTACTTTCAAAATATATGTTTTGTTTTTTAAGTTGTTCTTCTATCTTTAGTAATCTAGATACTGTTCTAGTAAGTATTAACCATTTACCCGTAGATAAATCTACTTGATCCAGGTTAGCAATTTCTTCACAATTACCTTGGTAATCTCTTGGATAATATTTTTTTTCTTTTCTATTACCTACTATGTTTTCAATACACATTTGTGATTGTTCTTGTATGGCTTTAGATATTCTTCTTGATTTATGTAACACTTTTTCCTTTGCAGGTTCGTTAATAAATCTATTAACATCAGCTCCAGCCCAAGCAAAAATAGCCTGGTCATCATCGCCTGCAAGATAAATATCTTTACTCTTCTTTTTTAATATATCATATAGCTTCCATTGTAATGGTGATAAATCTTGTGCTTCATCAATAAACACTACATCAAACTCTGGAATCTTTGTTTGTTTTTCTAATAACATTTCAATCATATCATTGAAGTCAATTAATTTTTTCTTCTGTTTATATACAACGTAATTATCAGCAATATGTTTTAACATTTCCCATTCAACTTCTTTTGAATTATGTTCGCCACGATCAAACTCTTCTCTTATATCTACACATCTGTTAATAGCTCTATGTATCAATTGAAAGTATGGATTATCACAAGTTAAAAAATGAGATTCTTCTTTGTTGTATCTATCATAATACTTTACTTTAACATTTAATTTCTTACCAAAGCTTTCATAATGGTATGGTTGCATTACATCTTCTTCTTTTAGTTTTAGAATATTGAATGCAAATGAATGTAGTGTTTGAAAATAAAATAATTTTTTATCATCTGCTGGCATTCTTTTCTTTGCTTCACCTGCAGCTTTTTTAGTAAATGCAAAGTAACCTATTTTATGTAATGGTGTACCTACTCTTGCATAAGCTCTTGCTCTAGATATTAATCTATATGTTTTACCCGTACCTGGAGGACCATATATTTTATATATCATTAAATAATATCCTCTTCATCTTCAAAGTCTACAATCTCTTCTATCTCTCTTCTCTCCTCAAAAATATGTAGAGGTATTCTAAGAACTTTTATTGGTGGAAAATATTTATCGTCTTTATCTTTTCCAGGAAATCTTTTTGGTTTATTAAATAAAGCTTTCTTATCTTTGTCATCTGTCTTAAATAATTCTTTAATCATGTAAGAAGTTCTTTGTGGATCTGTCTTCCATTCTTTTGTTTTTAAATCAGAATAAAATTCATCATAAACAAACCACGCATACTTTTCATCAACCAAAGGTTTACCACTTTCAAATGATTTGTATGTTGTAGCTTTTGGTCCGTAGATATATTTCTCTAAATTTTTTAATAGAATATCCATAGGACTTGTACCTTCTACTGGTTCTATTGTTTCTACTTTTTCTTTATCAAATAATAATTTCATTAGTTCAATAAAATCATTACCTTTTATATTTGGTGGAACTACAAATGCTTGTTCCATCATTAATGCTCGCAATGCTTTTTGACTTTCTAATTTGTAAATATCTTTTGCATGCACCTGAACTGTTTCACCATCTTCTCTTTCAACAGTAAACTTCCATTCTGGAGTAGGTTTATAATTTATTTTTTGCAGCGCTGACATTCTAGGCCATACTGGTTTATCATCTGACAAGACTCCGAACTTTCTTTTTAAACAAACTGGTTTAACACACACTGGTGATAACAATTCGCCATTGCATTGATAGCCTTTTGTTTCCTTGTCCCAACTCTTAATTTTTGTTTTAACGTGATCATCTGTCCATTTTGAGTCAAACTTAAAATAATTTCTAGCTGCTTCAACTATCTTATCTTTCCAATTATCTTTGTATTTCTTTTTAGCAAACACCATATAATTATATAAAAATCTATCTCTATCATCTGTCATTATTTCTTTTGTTAAAACTCCAAGACAGGGTGGACCATCTATAAATTCTTCACCACTACCTTTTAATTCTTCAGAAATTATTTTTTCTTGTATGTCTTTTAATTGTTTTTTATTTACTGCATTGAGTTCAATACATTTTACAAACATGTCTAAAGACATTTCAGTTCCATCTGGTGCTAATGCTCTTCGACCATCTGCATTGTATGGTAAATTTATAAAGTTACCATTTGCTTTGTTACCTTTTTCATCTGATGATCTAAGACTTGTTTGTTTTGGAAATATTTCTGTTTTAATATTTAGTTTAAACACATAAAGCATTTGTTCTAAAAACTGTCGTATCTCAATTGCTTTTACAAATTCAGTGGTGAACACATATAAATGTAGTCCACCACTTTTGGACAGGACAGGAATGATTGGTAAACTTTTTTCTTGTATTGTTTTTAAATAAAATTCTCTATCTATTGGATACTTATCTACATCAATTGCACCAAATCTTGCAGTGCCTTCATCTGTGCATGGTTGTATACCAATTGATTTGACTCCTGTTAAATGATCTTCATAATCTTGATCCGTAACTTTTAATTGTGACCATTCGTGTTTAAATTTTTTCTTACCTGTTTCTGGATCTATGTATCCTTCGTTTATTTTGCAGACACCATAATTACGTGTTAAACCTGTAAAATACTTTATAAAATCTTTCATCCCTATCCTTGTTTTTAAGGCGCCTCCAGTCTCCCTTCAGCGCCTCAGCTTGGCCAGCATTCCCTTTAGGGAAACTAGATAATATCTTTTTCGTTAGTTTTACTTGAAGAAACTTGATCATACTTCGGTTGAGTTGCTCCTTTGAAGGATTCCTCTTGAAGTTTTTTAGCAGTTTCATAAATCGCAACGTCTTCATTATTAGATAAATCTAACATTCTAACTTTGCTTGGTTTATAAACGTGCCAGCTTTTGTCTCCCCAGTTTTTACCAACTGTTTTAAGATTAAAGATAGCGGAATACGCTGCAGGTCTAAAACTACCTTTAGCATCTGTTGCTCTCAAGTTTTGAATTAAATTATTTAATTCTCTACCTGGAGTCAAATTAGATGATCTCATAGTGATGACTGCTTTTCTCATTTCACCATCCATTAATGCAATCACATAGAAGTACATAGTTTTTTCACAGTAATTACCATTTGATAATCTGTACTTACCATTACGTTCTTCTACCGCATCTTTTGGTGGTTCCATATGAGTGCCGACTGGTGCCGCTGCACTGTCGCCTCTCTCTTGCCATTCTGGAAATCTAGTTTGTGAATGACAAATGACTACATCGAGTCCTTTGTTTCCATCTACTAGAGTACCAAAACTACCAGAATAAATCATGCCAGGCATAGCACCTTCAACATGTTTTGCATTTCTAGTATTACATTCAGGAGAAAGTTGGTGAAGAATTTTTAAGATCGGAGTCGATGTATCGCTCGCCTTAATTTCTTCCGTGCCTTTACCTGAATCAGCTCTTAGACTTACTGGTGATAGTGCACCTGCACTATTCTTTGTAACCATATCTGTATTATTTGACATATATATACCTATTAGTTAGTGGTTTATTTTTTATTTTTTATTTTTGTTTGATTTCCATCAAACGTCCAAAAAAGATCTTCAGGAACATCGTTACCTTTGTTCTTCCAATCTTCCATGGTTACTTTAAGAGTCATGGCATGAACTGCTTCTTTTTGAGAAGGTTCATAACCAGACTCTTTTGCAAGGTTAGCATATTCTGCAGCCTTGTTTTCTTCGCCTTGGCCAAAGTTAACTGTGATTTCGTTTTTCACAATATCACCTAAGCCATTGTCTCGAAGCCATTTTATCGCCTCAGCTTTTTTATCAGCTTTTATTGTGGCGCTGTACACTTTTTTAACAGATAGTTCTGAACCATCTCTTAACTTAACTGTACTTAAATTCATTTTATTCATTATCTCAGGAATAGTAAAATTATTTATTTGCTTTTCCTCTTCTTTAAGTTTTTTTAGACCAGCCTCTGCATTTTTTATCTGTGCACTTACCGAATTTAATTTTTCTATTGCATCAGATAATTCTGTTGGATCCACCGCATTTAATTGATCAGGTGCATCTTCTCGTAGATTTATCATTTAGTAACTCCTTTATTTAAATTAACTTTCATAAAACGTAATATAGAAACAAAATAATCTTTGTCAAGATTTATTTTTGAAATAAATTTATTTCTATAGGAAAATAAGATGCTTGTATCCTGTCCCACTTTAATAATTTGAAGCGACCATTTGTCACATCACTTGCAACTGCACATACAACACCAATTAAGGCAGGATCGCCATAAAGTAAAAGATAATCATCAGATGTAAAATCTTTTAAACTATTTTTTATTTCTATAATTAATGGACCTGGTGAAAATTGCATTTGTTTTAATTTAGGAAACATGGTCTTAATTTCGCCATATTTAATAGCAGGTGTTAAATCAAACTTGGGTTTTCCAGTTTGTCTATCATTAGGTATTTCTTGCACTAAATAAACTTTGGACAAAGTTGTCGCATCATCAACATAGTGTTGTTTATTATTATATTTTAATATTTTCATATTGACTTTATATCTTTCTCTCCTTATATACACCAATAGAAAGCAAAGTAAAGGTGTATATAAATTATGAATTACAAATTTAAAACAAAACCATATAAGCATCAGCTTGATGCATTACAAGACTCTTGGGACAAAGAAAACTTTGCCTATTTCATGGAGATGGGTACGGGTAAATCTAAAGTTCTTTTAGATAATGCAGCAATGCTATATGATAAAGGTAAAATAAATGGCCTATTAATTATTGCACCAAAGGGTGTATATAAAAACTGGTATGACTCAGAAATACCTACACACTTACCAGATCATATATTTAAAAAAATAGTTTTGTGGAAGACATCAGATAAATCACAGAAACAGAAAAAACTTTTAAATACTTTGTTTGAAACAGGAAGTGAGTTTCATATATTACTTATGAATGTAGAAGCTTTTTCAAAAGGTGATGGTGCAGCTTTTGCATATAAATTTTTATCTTGTCACAATGCGATGATTGCAATTGATGAGTCTACAACAATTAAGACTCCAACATCTAATAGAACTAAAAATATTTTAGCATTAAGAGAGCACGCTAAATATAGAAGAATACTTACAGGTTCTCCTGTAACTAAATCACCGCTAGATTTATTTAGTCAGTGTGAGTTTCTTGATCCTTGGCTTTTGGGACATACTTCATATTGGACATTTAAAGCTCGTTATGCAGTAACCAGAAAGATTCAGGTACAAGGTAGACAAGTTGAAATAGTTGTTGGTTATAGAAACCTGGGCGAGCTATCAGAAAAGATACAACCATTTTCTAAAAGAGTTTTGAAAGATGATTGTCTAGACTTACCTAAAAAGACTTTTATGAAACACGTTGTTGAAATGACTAAAGAACAAAAGAAAGTCTATAAACAGATGAAAGAAGAAGCTATTGCCTATCTTGATGGTAAAGTTTTATCTTCTGCAACGGTTATGACTCAATTGATGAGACTACATCAAATTACTTGTGGACATTTTACACCTGATGATGGAGAAATAAAAAACCTTCCTTGTAATAGAATGACAGAATTAATGGACATATTAGAAAATGTACATGGTAAAGCTGTTATCTGGTCCCACTATACACACGATGTAAGAAGAATTATTGAAGAAATAAAAAGAGTTTATGGCGAAGATTCTGTTGTTGATTATTTTGGTCAAACTACTTCTGAAGAAAGATCAAAGAATATAAAAAGATTTCAGAGTGATGACAAGTGCAGATTTTTTGTAGGAACTACTCACACGGGCGGCTATGGTATCACGTTGACTGCCGCGAGTACAATGATTTATTTTTCAAATGGTTATGATTTAGAGAAGAGACAACAATCAGAAGCTAGAATAGATCGTATTGGTCAAGAAAAACCCATGACCTATATTGACATTATTTCTGAAGATACAGTTGATGATAGAATCGTCAAAGCTCTTCGTAGCAAAATAAACATTGCCAATCAGATCATGGGTGAAGATTATAAAGATTGGATTTAATCTATATCAAAAGTCTTGTCGATAGTCGGTCTATTATTTTCTAAAGAAATATATAACATACCATTATCAAGTTTTACTTTTTTAACTTTAACAGAATCAGCTAACTGAAACTGTTTTTTAAACCATCGTTTAGAAATACCTCTAGAGATATATTGTTCTTCTCTATTCAGTTTTGTTTCTTCTGCTTCATCTTTCATAGACCTTACGTGTTCAGAAGCTTCAATCGTTAATATTTCATCTGTTTGATGAACATCAATGTCTTCTTTTCCATAACCTGCAAGAGCTAGCTCTATTACATATTTTGAATCAGATTCCTTTTTAATATTATAAAAAGGGAACTTTGGTTTTAGTGTTTGCCAATTGTCAAAGCCATCAAAGAATTGATCGAAGCCAATTGAACTATTTAGGAAAGTATTTATAAGATTTGTCATAGTGTAACCTCCATGTTAGACAGTTAATTTATGGGTTCTCTCCAAAGCAACCCAATTATAATATAGTGATTATTATAATTTTTGCAATAGTACCATAATGATTCCTGCCATACCTGTTAGTAATACACCTGCGCAGGCTATCATTATTCTTTCTATTCTATTTATTTGATTTTCCAATTTATGAATTTTATCGTGAGTTTGTTTTTGCATAATTCTGCACAGTTTTTCATGTGATTCTATTCTTGTAAGTGCTTCGTCTTTTCTAGCCATTATATTGTAACCCCCGCTACAATAGAAACCCGATAGCATGATGCTAACAAACCGCCCAAATAATTCATTACACTAAACCTCGTTGTCTTAATCTAATTTGTTTTTCTTCATCTGATAATAAAGCATTCTCTACTGGTGTCAATCCCGTAGCCGTAATGTTTCCTGGTGCCTGAGGCTGGATTACTTGAGCATTGGGCATGGGTTGCAGTGGTAATGGTGGTGTTTGTGCTTCGGGTAATAAATAATTATTTATATCTAATCCAGGTAAAGACTCCACTTCCCCACCTTCAGATTTAAGTAATCTTTCATCTGTACTAAATAAACCTCTATTAGTTAATCTCATTCTTCTCATATCATTAACCATTCTAAGTATTTGTGGTCTAGCTATATTGTACGGATTAGGTCCTCCTAAATTACGAGCATTCTCTGCAAACTTTTCTTCTATATCTGCGGATGGTAAATAGGGATCAAACTGAGCGTTTCTTAAATTATTAAAATTCTTTTCACTAATTTGTCTATCTTTAAACTGTCTACTTAAAACATTTCTTGAAACACCCAATGTTTCAGCAGCAGTTAAGTCTTTGTACATTTCTTGTTGTACTCCGAATCTGGCGTTGTTAGATGCAGCAAATCTTTTTATAATATCATTAGGATCAACTGGTCCACCTTTTAATACCCCAAACTTACCCCCAGTAAATTCTCTTCTTGCATCCCTAATACCTGATTGATAGTTAGATATTTTAAAACCCATTGATCTTAATGGATCAATCTTAATAGGTCTAAGACCCATAAATCCTGCAATCTCTGGACCTACATCCAATAGATCTCCACGGTCTGTTGGTGTTTCCGTTGCTGCTTTTAATAACCTTTCATATTGTCTAAACGAAGGTAATAATGCATTTCCTAAATGCATAAATTCAATTGCACGTTTATCTCCAAAAGATGTTTGATCAGTGTATAGTCTTCTACCATCAGCTGTTCTACCACCTCTTACTGTTAAATCTGTTGCAGCTTCTGTCCAAATAGATTCTGAAATAAATGGATTCATAATCTCAGCTCCTGCTTCTCCTATACCAGATGCAAAGCCTGCTAATATTTGTTCATCTGTTGCTTCACCTTCTTGAATACTATTTAAAACAGTTCTTATAGGTCTAGCTACTACATCGTAAGCATTACTGTGACTGAAATCTACATATCTTAATTCACCATCATCATCTCTAATTGGAATTAGTGTAGAATTTTTTGACCATTCAGGAACAAATCTTCTAAGAGCTGCTAGCTCTTCTTTTGATACATCATATATCGCAGCCGCACCTTCTGTTAATGCAATTGGAATACCTGTTGTAAATGTTGCCATACCCAGTAATCTTTTAAATCCAGTTTCATAAGTTCCATTAGTTAATGCATTGTTTTTAACAACTTGTTCAGTTCCGTCTGCTAACACTTCTGTAACACTTAGACCTAAATTACTTCCTTTGATTCTAACTCCTGGAGCAGGAATGTGTCTCATTTCTTTTAAACCTTGTCCAACTATGTTTGAAGTTGTTCTAATCATTTCAGATGGAAACGACATAAAGTTACCAATTGGTAATAGTCTTGCAGTTCTAACTGCAGAACCAACAAAGTCATAATTAGGTACGGTATTCTTAACTATATTAGCAGCATCAACTTTTAAACCTCTTAATACAGTTTCATCTGAAACATCTAAACCTTGTTTAACAGCAGCTTTTTTTAATCTATCTAATTCAACAACATAGTTTGTAATTTTAAATGTATCATCCTCTGCAACATACTTACCTTGAAAAAATTCTTTTGTTCTTTTCATTTTTCTCATAAACGGACTTATAATTGAGTCTATATTTGCAACTTGTTCTCCAAGTCTAACATCTGTTAATAGAGCTTTAAGATCTCCTATTTGAACTTGTGAATTTACAACACCAAGTTCTAATAGTTCTCTGTATGCTTCCTGAGCTCTTGGTGTATTAGTTCCAAGTTTCGTTAAACCTGATACATCAATACCTTCTCTAAAGGCTTTAGCAACTACAGCTGGGTTTTCAAATAAAATACCATTGGCTCCTGAAAAACCAAAAGCACTTATCATATTACGTAAGTGTGTTGGTATGGAGAAAACTGTTTTTGATAATTGTGAAACTCCTTTTGGGAATAATAATAAATTTCTATACATCCAACTTACAGCAGCTTCTGCTCCTTCTTTACCTTCACCTCTTACAAAACCTTGAAGGCCACCAGAAATATTATTTGCATTTC